CTGTTACACAATACTTTCCACTGAACCTAGTATCTTCTTTTACTTTACCATCAGATGACTTTACTGTATTTGGTATGGAAACCTTAATTATATTTCCAGACCTAACATCTAGGTCGCCAGGTACAGCTATATCAAGTTGACTATACTCCAAAAAATAATATCTATAGAATGACTTCTCAAAATTTTTATTAATAGGATCAATCCAATCTTTAACACCAGATTGTCCAGTAGCATTATCTACCTTATCAACTATATTAGTAATTGTAGCATTATATTTCCCTAATACAGATGGTCTGTATATAGTTCTACTAGATCTCTTAAGAAGTTGTGTTGGTGTATCTCCACCACCACTTATATATGGTTTCATCTTTCCTAAGTGAGAACTATTATCCCAGAAATCATCTGCTGTAGTTCTAAATGTTCTATAAACTCTTCTATTAATATCTAAGTAGATTGAATCATGTGAGAAAGCACCTCTTCTTAAGTCATCATAAAGATCAAACATCTTAGGTGAAGCATAGTTCATTATCCTAAACCTAGATTCCTTATCATTAGATTTTAAATTACCTTGATAATACTTATAGACACTTGAGTCATCTGGATACTGAGGTTCATCAAACAAAGCATCTATAGATCTAAAGTTGAACCCATCAAATGTCTCATAGAATAAGAAACCAACAGAATCTTTCTTATATAATGGTACAGATCTTTTACACAACCATTGGAATAGGTCAAACATTCTCCAGTTTGGTACGTATATATCAAATGGTTCTTTAGTCTCATCAAATTCAAACTTCTTAGGAGTAAACCCATCCGCTTTCAACTTATCTTCAATTAAATCTTCAGCTCTTATACCATCTACTCTCTCACATATCCTACAGTTTTCATTTCTTAAACCTTCAAGAGAAACACAGTTCATCACATAAGTCTGTGACTTCTCAGACATAGTTCTACCATCAATCCTATAAAGATAAAAATTTAATCTATAAGTCTTAGAACCACTACGAATCTTTATCTCTATCCTCTCTTGACCAATGATAGGTAACGTACTAATTAAATTCTGACCAATATCTTCTATTAATAATGTAGCTTGTAAAGCAGATGAAAATATACTTTCATATAAGTTAATCTCTTGGACAAGAGCTTTAATATCATAATCCTCTGTCTCATCTATATTATATAATTTTACTTCTTTTAAAGCAAAATCGCCAGGAAATTGATTCGCCATTATATCCTACTTAATACTAATAGATCTGATATTGAAGTATTTAGATCATCTCTATCAGGTGAACCACTAACATTGATAGTATTAACTTTTCTATTCTGAATAGCAACCAACGTTGCTCTAGTTTTAATACGTCTTTCTCTAACCTTCTTCTCTATCTCAAAGTCTTTACTCATCTGAGAAACTTGTGATGTCTCAGATACTGCATTAGTAATCAGTGTCTTAACTTCTGGCTCAGTATAAATATTCTCCTCACCTCCACCTGGCTCCTTCTTATCTCCACCTCCCAATCTACTATCAATAAATTCCTCTATAGGTGTATCCACTTCAGAACTACTTGAATATAATGCTCTTCTCTTTTCAGTTTTACGTCCAAACAATCCTTTCTTTTTGGGAGGGAAAAGAACCTCAACAAGACGATCACCTCCAACATTACCATGATCATTAATAACACCTCCCTTCTCAACCAATTGTTGGTAAGATGTAACTTCATCATCACCACCAGTCATCCAATTCCATACTCCTTTAGCTTTATTTCCAAACCATCCAGCAGCTTTCTTAGCACCACCAACTATATTCTTACCAGTATTAATAACACCTTTAGCTATTGCTACTGGTGCATTTAATATAGCACCACCAATACCCTTAACTATTTTCCACGCCCAACTAATGAGACTACCAGCAGCATTAGTTAACCCAGCCATTACGCCAGGTTTACCATCACCTCCACCGAATAATATATCATAGAAAGCACCACCAATCCAATCACCAGCAATACCACCAAGAGCAGCACCAACCCACGTACCAAGAATAGGGATCACAGATCCCGCCGTACCAGCAAGGAACATACCAAAACCAGCTCCAACTGCTTTGAACGCAGCTCTGCCTGGAGGTTCCTTAAATACTATCCAGTTAACTAAGAAAGCGATTATTGGCCCGATAAAAGGAATAGCAGATACCTTGCTGACAATTGGTTTAACAAAAGTTCTTAGAATTTTTTTACCAAAAGTTCCAAATATTCTAAGGAAAGCTCTCTTCAATGTTCTTGTTAAACTAGTCCTCAATAAACTATTATGTTTCTGGAATACTGCATCTATAGATTTCCTACTCCCACCTTTAAATAACTTAGTTAATATCTCAGGCCATTTCTTAAGTCTATTAAACCCCCATATTATATCCTTAACTATCTGAAAAGGATTCATCAACCATCTAAGGCCTACTAGGCCTGCAAACATCTTAACGAAACCAACAAGTTTCTCTGCAATACTACCACCAGAAATTAACTGATTAAATCCACCAAATAAATTATTAATCGTTCCAGTAATAAACCAAGAAAGAAATTTAATTATACCAGTAAATATCTTAACTAAATTTTGTACTGCTTGTTTATTTTTAGGGTTACCTAACCAATTTAATACAGCAAGACCAATTAAATCTCCAAGTGCTCCCAACATATTAACAGGAACTATTGCTTTAGCAACCTTACCTATAGTACCAAGTCCTAATCTCTTTCTAGCAGTATCACCAGGCTTAACTTTTCTCTTATTAATATTACTTCTAAGTCTACTATTCTTACGTTTTAATTTTAATATATCTCTCAGCTTTTCAAATGTTTTCTTTAATGATTCTATAACAGTATCATTGTTTATAGGATCTTCTTTCTTTTCTGTTGGTGGTTCTGGATCTTTAACAGTACCCCCAAGTAATCCCTTAATAGGTTGTACATTTGCAGTACCACCAGAAGCTTGATTCTTTTTATCAATAATATCTTGTAAGAAAGATTTAAATGGTGGTTTGTTCACCGTTTGCCAAGCATTTTCTCTCTCACCAGCAGTAGCACCAGCATTTTGACTTAAGTTATAAGCTGCTTCAGCCCTTCTCTTATTCCTTAGATTTATGTCAGATAATTTCTTTGGCATTATAAACAAGTCTTATAGGTACAATGTTGACCATGACGAGGAAGAGTTCCACCGACCATAGCTGTAGAAGCTACTTCTTGTACAGCTGAATTAGAATCTTGACCAAACGCATATGTTTCTTGACTTGCATCACTAGTAACTGTATCAAGATTCTGTCTTTCTCTTTGTACTTCATTTAATATAGTACCAGACTTACTTATTTCAGTCATGGTTCTAGTTGCTGTTGGATCATTCTTTAAAGCAGTAATCCTTGCTTGTCTAGATTTATATCTATCTGTTTGTTTATAATCTTCCCATGAAAGCTTTCCACTCTTGCCTTCAAATAAACCACCTTTCTTATCAAAATCAAATACATCACCAGTAACAAAGTCCATCATACCTTTTCGAGCAGTATCTAATTTAGAATCACCCTTCTTATCAAAATCAAATACCCCTCCAGTTACAAAGTCCATCATTCCTTTTTGGACTCTCTGTAATTTAGAATCACCCTTCTTATCAAAATCAAACATACCACCAGTAACAAAGTCCATTGCTCCCTTTCGAGCAGTATCTAATTTAGAATCACCCTTCTTATCAAAATCAAACATACCACCAGTTACAAAATCAGCCATTCCCTTCCTAGCTGTATCTAATTTAGAATCTCCTCTCTTATCAAGATCAAATACTCCACCCGTCATAAAATCACCAACACCAGCAAGTCCTCTCATAAATCCTTCTGGTTTATCCTCACCTTTAGCAGCAGTACTAGTCTTATCTTTTTTATCCCCAAGGAATTTACTTGTTGGTTGTGCTGCTGATTGTTTTCTACCATCAGCATTAGATGTACTAGATAAAGTTTCCCCCTTTAATTTTTGAGGTTGTGCAGAACTTATAGCATCGGAACCATCTTTACCAACTCCACCAATAACACCATCCTTTCCACTCACACCATCCTTTCCACTCACACCATCTTTACCAGCAGTACCATCCTTTCCATCCTTTCCATCCTTTCCATCAGGCATATTAACCATCTCACCAACATCACTACTTGCACCAAGTTCACCCGCTGGACTTCCACCAGACTTATCTCCTCCACCACCAAAAATACCACCAAAAAGATTCCTAATAGCATCAATAATACCACCAACTATACCTTTTGCAGCACCCCACAGTGCTCCACCGATCCATTTAACAAAACCAAGAACTAAATCTGGAACAACACGAATTAACTTAAGAGGAATATCAATAAGAGCCTTAAAGAATGCTGCTGGATCACTAAACAGTTTACCAGCACCAGTAAATATGTGTCCTAATAATTTAAAGAAGTCACCAAATGTCTGTAATATAGGTTCACTAATCCACCAGATAAACTTAGCTAAAGGAGCAACTATCCACTTCCAAGTCCATTGGATAGCCTTAACCATGCTTTGGAAAAACTTAACTATATTTTGTACCGCTTCTTTATTTCTTGGATCACCAAACCAATTAAGTATACCAAGTTTAACAAAATCCATTAACCATGAAAGAGGCCCTGCAGCAAGATTCTTTACTGCTCCCATCACACGATCTCTCTTTCTAGGCTTCTTTGCTTCCTGTTTTTGTTGTTCTGCTGTTCTCTGAGCTTCTTCCTTATCTTTCGCAGCATTTAAAATAGACTGTTGTAAATTATCTCTCTGTTGTTTCTCTACTTCTAATATTTGTGATAGTGTTCCATTAATTGCATCAAGTATTCCTAAGATACTACCAGTAGGAGTTGGCCCTACTTCTTGACTCGTTGGTGTTAATTTAAATTTTTCTATAGCAGTAGATTGTGCTTTAACAATTGCTCCACCTTTTTGTTGGCCTCCTCCACCAAACATTTTTTCTTGTATTCTATCTCTACGTCTTCCTTTCGCCCTACGACCACGTGCCACACCAGCACGAACGCCTCTAGCAACACCAGTACCAGCTTTAACAGCTCCTCTAGCAACAACACCACCAGCTTTAACAGCGCCAGCAGCTGCTGTTTTAGCTACTCCTCCTAATAGTGCTGCAATTGGTAATGGCATAACTTACTGTACGTTTTGTTGTTTCTGACGATCATTCTCTTCCTTAATGAAATCAATCAACATCTGTAGATAGACTTCACGTTCCCAAGGAATCATATTTTCCAATTCAGTCAAACTATATTTATGGTGTTGCATCAAGTTAAAGTTAACTCGATAATAGTTCTCTAGACTTTCATGGGATAGGGCTAAGCGAAAAAACTTTGTAGGCCCTCAATAACTACATCACTCTTAACCTTTGTCTTTGGATTCGTTACCTTAATAGTATGAGAAAGTTTTGGCATAGTTTCAAAAAATTCTTGAACCTTAAGGAACTGTTGTGTATCCATTTCTTCTAGGAAAGCCAACACTTCTTTCTTAGAGAAACTAGATGATTCAAATACATCTTCACCATCTATAACTTGGTCTATACATAAAGAAGCAATCTCAAATACATCATCGACTTGTGATGTATCATTCTTCAAATTTTGTTTAATGAAAAGATCCATACTTGGATACTTCATTACTACAGAAACAGTATCAGTCAGTTTAACTATATTAGAATGACCTTTTGTTTTTTGAATCTTGATATCATCAATATCAACCTCAACTTTAACAACTGTCTCTTCATCATCTGGACATGTTACATTTAATTCTATAGATTCACCAACAGATTTACCTCTAATATTTAAAAAGATATATTCAATATCAAATAAAGAAAGACTATCTATTTTAAATCTTGGAGACTGAATACAATTACCTAAGATAACCTTAACGGCATTTGCCATCTGAGTTTCATCTTCAGTTTCCATAGCAAGTAGAAGAATCTTTTCTTCTTTAACAAGGAATGGTCTGTATTTTATTTTCTTTCCAGTAGAAGGAACTTCCAACTCATACGTTGGCGTGGCAAGCTTTGGTAAAGGCATAACGACGTATAATAACTAATGGTATTTATCAGGCAAAAAGACCTCCGAAAAGATTTCCAAAAAGATCTCCAAGATCTAAATCAAATCCTCCATTAACACTATCTCTAACATCTCGAATTCTACCATCATTAATAGCAGTAGTAGTATAACTTTCATATTCAAACCCAACTGAGAATTTATTCAAAGATGTGTCACCATATGCTAATGGTATTGAAGCTATATTGGCAGGAAAAGCATTAAATATTCTAGTTGCATGTACGGGAACTGGTTGGAAGAAATTACTATTACTTGTATTATCTAAATCTGGTAGTATAGTATTCTTTGATTCTCTTTTCATCAATCTCCCACCTCTAAAGAACGTGTCGTTCCTTCCGAATACTGGTTTCTCATACTTAACTATAATAATATCAACAGCATAATCATCTCTATAATTAGCTCTAAATCTATTAGTAGAACTCCAACCAGATGTTCCAGCACTATATCCATACATCCAGTTAGTCCATATATCAAAAATACCTTTAATTATATTCTCAGCATCCATAAGAAATGAAAGACTCAACTCACTAAAAACTGTTCCATATACATACTTCAACTGAGGACTATTAGTTATTCGATACTCACCAGTAGACATCTGTACACCTGGCATAGATGCTTCATCACAATATATTCTCAAATTATTTTTTAGAAACCCATCAGGAATTGCAATATTATTAGACTGTAACTCTTTATATAATTCACCACCCGTTGGTATCTCTATGATTACATCATAAAGATTGTTAGCACTGAATCCATACTTCCATATATTTGATCTAAACTCCTTCAGATTACTCATCTGAATTTCTAAATCTGATATCCTCATTGTGATGTCTCTCCCCAGACGGCTGATTTACTATACTGTTGGTACAATCCTCTTCTTCTCGTAACAAAATTTTCTACTGGGAGAAATACAGAAGTTAGATAGTCCTCACTATTTATTCTATATAGGGGAGTTTCTAAACCTTCTAACACATAATTATGATAACACTGCTTTGGTATATCTAATATACCTTCCTGTAATTTCAGAACAGTTTGCATCCTACGTGTGTGTCTAAGGTAATGTAAATTAGCTCCTAAGAATTTTGTTCCCGTACCTAATGCATAAACTAAAGGAAACTCATCATAATATTTTAACTTACGAGCATAAGTTGCCTTATATTCAAAGAGATATAACTGGCCTGGAACAGGAATCATACTCTCTTCCAAGTTAGTCATCTCAGTATAAAGATCTGTCTTCTGAAAATACATTCTAACATTATCTCTATACCAAGAGTAAGATCTTGGTTCAGTACCTGCTGCTTCTTTTATTTCTGAAAATATACTCATACTTTAAGTTCTTTCTCTGTAATTAACATGAATTTATATTTCCTATCATCACAATATTGTTTTGCTGCTTCCCACTTGGATTGATTCTTAGCATACTCAGTCACTTCATAGATATATTTCTTAGTCATTTTTCGTTGAACCTTTGGTTGTTTTGTTTGCCGTTTTGGTTTAACTTCAACAATATATTTCTGAATCTTACCAGTGCTTTGCTTGACTTTAATATAAAAATCAGGAAAATACCTATGAACTCTACCATCCAACGGTGATCTGTAAGGTATAACTATCTCTTCGCTGCCCCATTCCATGATACTAGGACTCATGTCACAGTACTTCATGAACTTTAATTCCCATGAAGATCT